CGAACTGCTATGGCGTTAGTTCCGTATCTGTGATCCACAGACGTCGCACATCCATAATTCAGGTAACCTATGATCGGTTGCCGTCCATATGAAGTATTCATGAACGTGGTCTTCGTAACCGCAGAGTATGCACGTTGCAATCATGACTTATTCACTCTCGCTATGGTCGGCGGCTTTGACTGTACGAACTGCTATGGCGTTAGTTCCGTATCCCTCAAATTCAAATCCATCTTCATTTGTGTAAATTGTAATACATTGAAAACACAAAATTGTAGTACAAATACCACCATCGGCTGCAAAAATAGTTCCAAACGGATCCCCACAGTCTTCGCAGGGCTTTTGTGAATTTTCTAGAATATCTATTTTCATAGAGCATCAAATCTATCTTCAAAAACTTCAACCATCATTTCCAAAGCCCTGGCGATTCTGCACGTTGCACAGAAATGTTCTACAAACAAAACGCCTGGCGTCGCATGAACATAAATCAGAGCCTTGCATGATGCACATTCGTCTGCATAACGCTCATTGCCAATCATTCCTGGTCACCTTCCAAGTGCTTTACACGTCGTTCTAATGCTACCGCACGTGCAAGAGCTGGTTGCTGCATCGTCTTGATGGCTGCGTCGATAACTTGCGACACCTTGTAACCGCTTTTCTTCATTTCATTGAGGATTCTATCGGTATCCTCGCTCACCGTAATGCTGTACTGATTGGCCATTGCTCTATCCTAGAGGCATCTCCCTAATAATAATAATGTTATTTGCATTTTAAAAAAATAGGATTAGTGTAAGAAGTTCCTAAATAGGGGGTAGTAACATAGGGTGGTTGGGCGGGTAAAGTTCGGTGTCATTACCCTGGCTAAATTGACCAGGTAATTGGGTGACGGCGCCAGTGAGGTAAAGAAGATGGGAATCCTTGGATGCCGCTAACTAAGCCAGTGTACTTTATACACCGTAGCGAATAAGTAGTGAATGGTCGGGGGAGCCGGCTTGACGTTCTGATTGACCAAGACAACCCCTGACCACCCTTATTGAGATGATACAATGGCTACAAAGAAGACTGCAATATTTACCCTAACTGAACGAGTGACCATTACTGCCGCAAATACTGATACGTTTTCAGTTATCGATCTTGGCAGTTATGTCGATGTCGGTGATCGTCAAGCACTACAAGTTCACAGTGTTGACTTTATCTTCCAAGGAACTTCCGCTGCTCAAACATTCCCGTTTGTCGCAATGGGTGGTTCGGGACTGGTGCAATGCCAAGTCACTGATTTGAACCGAGGCGGGTTGGTTTTTGCTAACGACAGAGCCCTAGTTGCATCGGGAGCTCTAAACTACGATTCAGACGCTTTCCTATCTCAAGCAACCGACCTTTACCCCGACAACTTCGGAAAAGGTTCTGATGATGGACGTTACGTTGTCAATGATCAACTGTACGTTACCGCTCGTTCTTCTGCTGTTGCCGTGGGAGAAGCCTGTAATATCACTGTCCGTGTCAATGCTTCCATTGTTACTCTTGGAGCAAAAGACTTCATGGCAATTGCGATCCAATCAACTGCAGCAGACAACTGAGGTGTTTACCTTGGTTAAAGTCGAAGGAACCCTTGAAGAACTCAGGGCTCTCTTTATCGAGAGTGCTAAACAAGAAGCCCGAAAGACTGCTAAGAAAGCAGGAAAGAAGGCAGTTAAGAAAGCAGTCAAGACCGTCGCACGTGCGCCTAGTGCTTACAACAAATACATGAAGAAAGAACTTGCACGTCTAAAGAAAGCTCATCCACGTATGACTCATCAAGCACGTTTCAAGAAAGCAGCTAAGTCTTGGAAAGGGTCCAAGAAAAAGAAAGGTGGTAAGAAATGAAGCAACTAATGGGTCAATTAGAATTAGTAAATGCTAGTTACTCCTCACCTGTTTGGACAATAACGCAAGCTGGCGGAGAATATGATTTGGTTTCAAATGCAGCAAATGCGTTTCAATGCATTGGCACTGGATATATCGACCTCGCTGGTTTGTCAATGGAGCAAAAGACAATTGCAGTTGAACAACTTTCTATTCAATACCAAGCCGCACCCACGTTCTCAAATGCCGTTACTGGAGATGGATGTTCTATCTCTATTATTGTTGCAGACGTGCCCATTCAACAAATAGACCATATTGGTCCTGGCTTTGCGGCATCAACAATGAATGCGGATAATTGCTTTATTCATCGTGTTCAACAATGGTCTGTTGGTGTTGACGCTGGTGGCTTCTCTAGCTTTAGTAGATTAGAAAACGAAACCATAACAGGTAACGCTTCAAAGACTACTTCAGACAGAATCTATTATTCAGTTTTCTTTGCGATCCAGGCGAAGGTGTTAGGCGCGCCACCCGTTTCAAATTTAGACAATGTTTTATTCCCTGGTATTCGTATTGTGCTAGGTTGTAAAGTGACTGATGAAGACGAGTACGTTTATCTCATGCGACAACGACGTGCATACGAACTTCAACAAGAGCCGGACGTTGATTGAAATGTCTGATCTCTATTACGCTCCGTTTCAATACGAGCTGCGTGAACAACTTGGTCCACAAGGTAAAGTTGTCAAAGCCCTAACTCTTGGCAGAAGGATTGGTGTCCCTGCTCCATTTATTGCCGGTACTGCGGCTGGAGTGGTTTTCCTCGCTTACACACCATTACTACAACCTGGTCCGGCTGCCAAGACCTACTCTCCAGGAGAACTACAGTTTCTCTCACTTGGAGGAGGCTTGATTGTATGACTGAAGAACCAATTGAAGAAACGAAATCTAATACGAAAACTGAACGCTTTGCACAGTGGCTTATGACCCGTGAAGAACGACGTGCAGAGAAAGACACAAACATCGAGGCACTAATCAAGTTGAACCTGATTGCTTCCTTTCTCACTCTCGCTATGGTCGGCGGCTTCGAGGCTGTTCGAACTGCTATGGCGTTAGTTCCGTATCTGTGATCCACAGACGTCGCACATCCATAATTCAGGTAACCTATGATCGGTTGCCGTCCATATGAAGTATTCATGAACGTGGTCTTCGTAACCGCA